AAATCCTGTTCCAACTCCCAATTTAAATGCTGCTCTAAATCTGATCTCATTAAAATCTTGTGAATAGAACATTGTATATGCTTGGTCCTCATCTACTAAATCTACTGCAATAGCCATGTTAGACAAACTTGCTGCATAAGCATCACCAGTTCCATTTAAACCATTTGTAGAAACTATTTCAACATTTGTACCTGGTAAAACAAAACTTGCTGCATTTACATCTTGTGGATTGTAAGAAAATAAATTCAATGCTCTATAAGCAAGAATCAATAATCTGTACCAATCATTTCCAACAAAGATTTTTACATCACCTTTAGCCAAAACTGCTACAGGAATTGCTTTGTAAATACCTTCTGTTGCTGCTACAACATTTGATGCAGTAATAGTTGTGATTGCACCAGTTGTTCCATTGTAACCACTTACATTTGCATTTACTGCTGCTGATGATACTAATTTAGTAAACCCATCAAACTTGTTTAAGTTCATACCACCACTTCCTGTTGTATCACCTTGCCAAATTGCAGTTTCTAATTGTGCTGCAATTCTCTTATTTTTCTTGTCAAGATATGCTGCTTGGAAATCTGCATTCTGAAATTCAGTATAAGTAGAACCTGCTTTTAATGCTTCTTGTGTAAAGTATGCTTCTAAATCTTTAACACAAATTGCTTCTTCAATTTTGATTTTACCAACTGTAATTGTAGATTGTGTGAAACTTGTTGTTCCACTTGCATTCCAACCACAAGCATCAGTTTGAAAATTTGCATCAGTATCCATTAAAGGAATCTGTACTGCTGATTTAGCACCTGGTATTACTATACCATAATCCTTAATCATTTGTTGTGTCTTTGCATCAAATACTGCACTTGTTAATAAAGGTTTTACAAGTTGCTTAGTATATGCAGTTAATCCTGTTAAATTTAATGACATTTTATTATTTTTATTTTATTATGAAAAAAGGATGTCGTAAGAAATCTTACTATCTGTTTTAAAATTTGATTCAGTTTTTACTGCAACATCAGGTGTTCCTGTTGGTGTTTCTGCTAAAGTTTTTGTAAGATTAATCAACCCTTCAATAACTTGTGTTGCCTTATTTAATTTACTTTCATAATCAGCAAATCTTGTTTCATAAGATGCAAACTTTGCTTCATAAGATGTAAACTTTTCATTAGTAGATGATTGGAAAGAATTAAAAACATCTTCCATTTTCATCTTCTTCATATCTTCAACCATTGGTGCAGATGGTTTTATTTCTGTTATAGCACCATTATCACCTACTACTAAAATAGTTCCATCTTCCAATTGATGTTCGCCTACTGGTGCAGGTACACCTTGAATTGTTACTATTCCACCAACACCTACTTCTGAAATTTCAACCTCAGTACCATCAACTAACTTTGCTTTTGTAGGCATAATCATTTCAGGTGCAGTTTCAGGTGCCATTGGTGCAACTGGATTTCCAACTAATTCTTGGAATGTGATTTTTAATTTTTCAATTATTTCTTTTGCTTCCATACTAATAAATGTTTAATTGTGAATATCGTTCCCTTTTAAATTAATGAATTAAGTAAAAGTTCTATTTCTTTAAGTTTCTGTTGGTCTGAATCTATTGGTATTTCATAATCAAACATACCTTCAACACTAAATCCTTTTAACTCACCACTCTTAATTTGTTCCCATACTTTAGGATTCTCAACATAAAAAGAACCAAACCATGATCCATCAGCAATACCTTCAAATCCTTGCATTGGCATAATTCCTCTGCTCTTATCAACTATAAATGATTCAAACATTGTGCAACCATCTACAACTTTGTTAGCATCATGCATAAGATTTACATTGCTTTGATAATGTTTCTTTGCAAACTTGATAGCAATTTGTTTGATAGTATCAGCAGAAAAAACAACATAATGTTCACCAAACTTTTCATTGTTTCTATATATTGGCAAATCTGCTTCCATTAGACAACCTGAAATAATATGCTCATCTTCATTTGTTATAGCAAAACCCATCTTAAACTTTTCACCTTTAGAACCTAATTCTTTAATAACATCAGCATTATTGTCATAGTGCTTAGTAATTTCTAATTCTTTAATCTTTTCAACTTTTGCTTTATTGCTTCCAGTTGCATAAACTCTACTTTCAGGAATTTCCAAATCTTTTGCTACTGATAGCATCCCTTCTTTGTCTTGTCTTGCAGAAATGATATAAACTACATCACCATTAGCAATTAATCTTTTAGCAAGTTCTTTGCCACGATCTGTTGAAAGTGTATCATCATAATCAATACTAACTTTAGTTCCTGCAAAATGCTGTTCCCAAACAGAATAACAGATTGCAGTTGCTTGTTCAGTATCTTTACCTTCATTAACTACATAGGCAATGCATCTTGGAATGAAATCAGTTTCATGCTCACCTTTTGAAGGTTCAATAAATTCTTCTTTGAATGCAATGAAATCTTTCTTGATTGCAGGTGCATCCACTAATGCAACATAATTTACCTCTGCTTCATCAGTCATTGCATCATTAATCTTTAATTCATAAATTGGTAATTTCATAATTTTTATTTTTAATTAGTTAATTCTTGCAGCTCTATTTAATCTTCTTATTCTTTCTTGATTCCCACTAACATCACTTTCAACAACAAAACTTCTTACTGCTGCATTTCCCATCTGTTGAATCTGTGATTGATTTAAAGTAGTTGTTTGCAATTGTGCTTGAATGGGTGCTTGTGTGCCACCACCACCACCTGCTGATGGTAAACCACCACCACCACCAGTTCCACCACCACCACCACCACCTAATGCTGCTAATGCTTTACTTGCTTGTACTATTGTAGATGCTACACCTAAAGCACCTTGTATTGTATTTAATGTAACCCATGGTTGACCTAATGTTAATGGAAATTCACTTACTGCTTTTGCATTTGCTTGTAAAGTATTTAAAATTATGCTTCCAATTCCAACTGCCTTTTCTGCAATAATTTGTTGCCTTTGTATTTTTCTTTTCTTCTTTTCAGCATCTTCATTTATCTTGGCAATATTTGTTTCATATTGTTCCTTTGTAATTTGTTGACTATCTAATTGTGCTTTTTGTGCATTAGTATCATCTGCTTGTTTTCTTGTTATTAATTCTGATTGTGTATCAAGTATAGATTTATAAAAATCAACACCAGCACTTATAGTTTTAAAATATTCTTGCTCTAATGCTTGTTTTGCTGCAAGTTTTTCTGCTGCAATATCAACTTCTGCTTTAGCCAATTTTGCAATTCTATCATTGTATTCTTGATGAGAAATTGTATTATTTTTTAATCCTTCTTCAAGTAATATATGTTCATCTTTTATTGCTTGTTCTCTAACTGCAAAACTTCTTTTAGAATCATTATATATTTTTTGAATTTCGCCTTCTTTTTGATTAAATGTTTTTACTGCCTGTTCTTCAGTTAATTTATCTAATGCTTGTTGTTCTTGCTTTTGTAATGCTAACTTTAATTCTTTCTTTTTATCTGCTGATAATTTTTCATTAGCATCAATATCATTCATTTTAGTTTTATAATCTTCAATAATTGTTTGCCTTTCTTTTTCATTTTCATCTTTTATACCTGCTAATTTTATTGCTACAATTATACTATTAAGTTGCTTTTGATAATCTGCTTCTGCCTTTTTTTCATCTTCATTATCTTTTTCTTTTTTTGCTATCTTTAAATTAGTATATTTAGTATCCAGTTCTGCTAATGCTTTTTCTTTTAAATCTTTATCAGCAATAGATTTAATTATTGCTTTCCTTTCATTCTCATAATCTAAAATTAATTTTGCTTCTGCCTTTTTAGATTCATCTTTAATTGTAGATAAATAGTTTTCTTCTCTTAAAGTTTTAAGTTGTTCATTTAATGATTTATTTGCGTTTACAATATCTTGTTTATGTTCTTTTTCTTTATCAAGTAATTTTTCTTTATGCTTATTATTATCATCTGTTTCTTTTTTTCTTGCATTAGTTTTTTCTTGTTCTATTTCTACTAAGTGTCTATTCTCAATATCTTTTTTATTATCAAGTGCCTTTTGAACATTTGTATTTTCTGTATTATATAATTCTGTTGCTGCTTTTACATTTTCTTCTTGTTTCTTAATAACATCATCATCTGCATCTGCTGATTTT